CGAGAGTTTCGGCAAGGCTCCCGTTGTTCGCAGTAGTTGTTACTGAAATTGTAGGAGAAGAATCCCCGGCAATCGGAGTTGTCAACGTAAACGTAGTCGCGCCGTTGGCTGGCGGACCGTTGGTGGAAATATACTCGATCAGTACAACATTTCCATCTTTTGGTCTCTTGCCAAGAACTCCGTCTCCAAATACAATCTGGAAACTCCCGGCTTCTACTTCCTGAAGAAAGTACACCTTGGACGTAGACGTTAGTAAGTTGATGTCGGTTGACAGCGTGTATGTGTCTGACGTTGAGCTTCCAACTGAATCCATTACCTTGATGATGAGTGTACTCATATCTGCTTGTGGATTTGGTATGACGAATCGTTGCTGAACATCATTCGAGTCAACAACATACGAGAACGAATACCATGTTCCTTCTTTTAGGTTCATCGAAGAAATAACAAAGTCGTTTCCGGATGCTGTTGCAACATATGATTCATCGGGAACAAAGTTAAAGGTTTCTCCGTCTACTGTCGTGCTGAACACGGTATCTCTGTCTACTGTTACAGACGATGCGCCGTTGGTTGGAGTGACTGTCAGTGAGATAACAGCCGTGGGTGCGGTATATGATGTCGGTGTGTATCCGAGATGTTTTGCATGAGAAACAACAGACTCTCTGATAATAGAACTGTCCAAGAACATTTCGTTTGCAAGCATGTTAGCCTGAAACGATGTCATCGCTGTGTTGTATGCAAGAACATCAAGAAGGATGTTTAACGCAGAGCCTTCGAAGTCATAATCTGAAAACTCATCCTGTGCGCGAAGGAACTCTATGAGATTCGATTTGAGGCTGTCAAAGTCGAGTTCTGTAAGGGATAGTCTACTTCCTAATTGAGACATAGTGTTTAACGCAACCTCTCTAATACCACTGTTATTTGTTTCGGTTCTTCTGTATTGGTTAGCCGATACTGAAGAGTGATGTCGTATGAATGTTCGTCCGGAGAGCCAACTACAGAAACTCCGGTTACTTCTATTCGTGGTTCGAAATTTGACAAAGTTTGTCGTATCTCGTTTTCGATGTGAAATGCAGTTAGTGGATCAGCATTTTCGAAGAGAAGAGATGGAATACCAGAACCAATTTCGGGATGAAATGGTTTATCGTAGTGATTGATCAGCAGAACGAACTTTACCGCCTGTTTGATTGATTCTTCGTCGTATTTACGAGAAACATCATTAGTCACCGGATGTCTGGTAAACTTCAAGTCTAAATCCTTGAACCTCTGCTTTGCAGGGGTTTTTAGCTGTCTGATGTTTGTAGATGGTGTTATAGTCATGGTACTCTTATATATTTAGCTGATTTATTTAATAAATTGGTGCGATATTCAAGCATCACGAATTTGTCGCATCCTCTGAATCCGCAAGTGTTAAAAGAGCCTTTAATGAATTGGTGGCAATATATTTATCGAACAGATGCCTCCCATAATCATCTGATTTGGCAACACTGTATATCCCTATTGCTTTTGCATATCGTGACACTTCATCAAAGGCATTGGAGTATGCAAGTTCATCTGCACGTATTTGGTCCGTCAGAAGTTTGTCTGCGACTATTAATTGATCATCCACCGCTGAAAAATGAGTAGCAATATCAGACACAAGATCAAGATTGAGATGTAGCGTAGAAAGTGCAGAATTCAGAGCAACAAGAGTTGTGGTGTCGATGAGAACTCCACCGAATATTGCCTCGAATTTCCCGATGATTGGATCATCCATAGACTGAAGAATTCTCATATATGACAGGCCAATTCCCGCCAACATATTCAGGTCTGGTTTGTTTCCCGTTTGTAGCGTTACTCCGGAAAGCCTGTCGGTGTGAACGTTGAAATTCACAAGTGTCGTGTCTTTGAATGTTGTCAGTTTGGCTTTTATCGCGGTGATCTGCTCCGGTGTAATTATCGGAGTAAGTCCGGGCCCATATCCTGAGTCATCGAGTCCGGTTAATGCAACCTGAGAACTTACAACCAACTGATCAAGCAACTGATCTACCGGATTGATAATAGCAGTATCAGAACGCATCAGCGTGATTATAGACTTCTGAACATCGGTGAGTGTCTGAGAGTCTACTGTGAGTGTAGAAGGAAACAGAATAACATTCTCGATAAGAGAATCAACACCGGACGATGATGAACTCGATGACGATGATGAAGATGTTGTCATAATATACTATCCTGCCGATACATTGTTTGATCCGGTTGATCCGTGGCCACATGATGCTTTGTCACCAGCCCTACAAACTGGAATACCCTGAACGAATACAGAACGGGAAGCGCCCACCATTCTCGGAGAACTATGTGGACTCTTTCCATGTCCCTGCACAGGACCACCTAGTACCTGTGCGAGTGCGCCATTAACGAACACGGTTCCATTTGCTCCCGGCAACTGAATACCACCTGCTTGATCGACTCCTACTCTTGCTATTCCCGGCATGATATTTCCTAATTTAAAAGAATACTTGAACCCTGAATGATTACAAAGGACTCTGATTCTAGTGTTATTTTTTCTGCTGCGTCGATGTGGTATTCGCCTGTAACATGATGATATACACTACCATCGGTTTCCATATTCAAATCCCCATTCGTTCGTATATTCGCGTTGCCGTTAATCGTAACGTTGCAATCGCCTTTGATGAGAACATTTTTGTCCTTTACCGTGATATCAAACGAGTTCCCTACTATTTTCCTGACATGTTCTCCATCTACTCTATATTCTTCGAATGAGCCATCTGTGTGAAACGTGTGGATTCTCTCATACCCCGGCGTGTCATCAAATTCCTGAACGTGTCCACTTTCAGTTTCATATACATGGTTGTTTGGATATGTGCTGGTTTTCAGAGTTGGTGGTTCATCCCATGTATCACTACTTAGTGCAATAGGAACTTCCTTCTCCGGTATCTTCGTTTTTATAATTTTATGTGTTTCTAGTCTGGTTTCATCCGCAAGCCTGTTGGTATCAGGTTCTCCGATGAAATCCTCTTTTGGATATTTTTCATTTGGATCATTGAATCCTAAGTCTGGAGCAGCAATCTCTTGTGGAATTCCACCAAGGACTCCGAGAATCATAGGTATCTGAGAGTTGCTTCCATCTTTAAAGAATCCAAGAACATGCGTTCCTTCTACTGGACCTAGTGGCGTCTGCCCAATACCATTCATGCCCGCAGAATTTATCGGTTGAACAGGATATGCCCACGGAAGTTCTTCGAGTGACATCTTATTGAGATCATCTGTGTATGATCCAAATATACGAACCTGACATCTTCCAAGTTTTAGTGGATCGTTTCTATTCTCTACGACACCAATCCACCAATAAAATGTTCCATCAAAACCGGGAGCGTTTATCATTCTCTTCCCACCATTTCATTTATAAACGAATCTTTCGACAACTCCATAGTCGTTCCATAGGTTCTTGGTCCCATCAGATGAGATAATGCAACTACAAGATAATTTCCTGATATAAACCTATCACGCGGAGGCATCCCCTCTTCTACTTCCTCCGTGGTTCTAATGTTAATGGATATCACATCACCAACTCTTCTCTCAGGATTTCCCGGCACCTGCACGATGATTCTATTAAACGCCATCTGACTTGCTATAGATGCTCTAGCCATACCGGATGTAGTAAAGAATTCCGGTGTGTTAGGAAATACGTTCTTAGACGACGATGATAAGTCTATCCTACTATCAAAACTTTGAAATAGCGTGTCTCCATCCGGAGTGGCTTGATTTTCAATTGTAGGAAACTCATTCAGATGACTTTCTTTCTTAAAATGCTTATGGTAATCAAACGTAGTTTTGGTAACAGTCTTTCTAATAACATCATGTTGAATTTCACTTGCAGAATAAATTCCTGCCCTAGTTTGTTCTGCCGCATCAGGTGGGGTTTGTATTGTATATCCTTGTATCTTAAACTGATACTTTCGTGGGTTGTCGGTAATCGGCTCTGGTATGTATTTCTCTGTCATGTACTCCGCCACAGGGAAGTTGCTCATAAGAGTATCCAGACTCTCCAGTACATATCCATCAGCCCTCTGGAATATAACATATCCCTTGTCAGACATTGATGTGGATGTTATTGCTTTTCCTCGAAGCCATTCGATTGCCCCTAGTGGAGTCCATGTAGGAATTACACATGAAAAAGTGCCAACGCTAGGCTTAGGTGGTGAGTTGCTTAGGGTTGTGGTATCAACTTCTGATGAAGAAGGCATCATACCAGATAGAGGTTTGGTGATCCCCCCCAATTCCTTGTTCCATATGTCTTGTATGATATCAGTAATCAACATATTGTTGTATGTCTTTCTTACTCGCAGACGATTATTGATCATACCTACAGGTGAAATAAGCGATAACGTGAACACGTTAAGGTGGGATTCCATCATTCTATTAGTCACATGACGAACCCGAAACACAAGATTCATCATTAGAGTCTCTGGCGCACCTTGAGCCGAGGCTTTTATAAAGACAGTCTCCCCACCAGATATACCCGCCTTGCCTATTACGTTTTTAGTCTCTGCAATCTGAATTGATGCAGTCATAACAGGACTGAACAAATCCTCATATATAATAAGTTCTATGGTTGATTTGGTGACATTCAAACGCGCAGAACCATCAGATGGAATGATTACGATAGATTTAATATTCGATATACCCGGTTCGGTTAATTTTTCTGGTGGCATATGGTATATTCCAATTAGAGCAATCTGTTAAGATCACCAATTGCTGCATCTATATATTCAGGACGCAACAATGATATCGTTCTTTTGTTCTCATTTTCATTTTCCTCATGTGTCCGATTAGTGATGATATGAGTATCTATAGAGTTTGTTATGTACCCATTTAGGTAATTGTTGGAAGAGTCTCGTGGATCAAGAACCGGATTATCAACATCTGCGTTCAGTGCAAAATGATGTCCTGCCTCAGAACTGATGTCCACAACTCTTCGAATCGTCGCAGTAGCACCTGAAGTGCCGCCAGTGACAACCTGACCAATTCCAAATCGCTTTCCTGATGCGTTGTTGTACACTTCAATTCTCTGATATGTTCGATCCCATCTCCATATCTCTCCACTTGCAGTCGTACCCGGACCTCCACCTGTAAGAGTTTCTGTTCGAGAAAAACCGGGGTTGCTGATTCCATCCACGAACAAAGTTATTCCCTTATACTTCTTTAGAAGAAATGATTCCATCTCTGTTTGATTCAGGGGCCAGTCATAGAAAGGATTGATCATCTTGTTAGCCAGAAGAACAAGCCAATAGTAATCAACGTTGCCATATAACTTGTGTGCGATTATATCTGGTCTGTCCATTTCTTGAATGTAATAATCATAGTAAAAGCTGGCGTTAGAAAAAACGCTATCATGGACGTTTACACGCTGTAGTATATTGGTAATGGTGTTGCTAGTGTTTTCAACAAACTCATAATCAACCAATCCAAAATTCGAGAAAAACGGCATATTTAAAATCCCCCGTCAATGTCGGCTTTGGTTAGCAGACTTAACTCTTGGAACGTCAATCCCAAATCAATCATCACAGGTGCATCCGATTCGGCAAACGTATTGTATATTCCACCGGCTGAATAGTTTACTGTTATGTTAGTCAATGCACATCGTCCAATCTTATTTAGATACGCATTTTGTTTCCCTGTTGCAACATATTGAATTCCAAATTCAGATGGATATCGAATGAAAAAGCTGTCCTTGCCATCTTTAGTACCGGGGGAACTATTAACTATTTCTGGGTGGGCGAAAAACTTAAATTCTTTAATTATTTGCTTAACAGCATCCACCTCTGCTTGGTTTCTTGGTGCGAACCTAAAGTTATAGACAAATGATCTTGCTTGCGTTTGCTTGAACAAAAACATTATGTTCGGGTTGCCTATTACTCGTTCACCCAACATACTCCCTTTTCCAGTGAGTTCTGCTACTCCCTGCGTCCCCTCTCCCGCCAGCGCCGCAATCGTGTTTCTGGCGAATTCGAGTGGCACATCCGAATTCTGTTGAAGAAAATCAACTATACCTTCCGTTTGCGTGCCGAACGCTTTTTTAAACTCCCCCTGCATCACCTCTCTTGCTGCTTTTCCAGTCTCCCCTGTAAGTTTGCCGATACTCTCAAATGCCCCGACAGCCTTCCCACCAGAGACAGGACTCCAATCTATCCCATAGGTAGCCGTTATTGCATCTGGCATATATAACACAATAGCAGTTGTTGTTGCCCTGTGAGATTTTGTGCCGGCTCTCGGTCCCCCCGACGCGGTCTTTCTTTCGTGATCGAACATTCTTTCAAACCGGCGTCCTTGAGATGTCATATCTGCACCCGGTTTGAATTCCCCCTCTTTAAATTTGGCGGTGTTTATTTTGGTATTTGTCCTATCCTTCGACCAAGCAGTTCCAGCAACCTCATATGCATAGAACACTATGTATTGACCATCTCCAGTATCATCAGACGACTGTTCTATTGGATATCGAAGATTTTTGCGAGTGAACCCCGCCTTCTCTAATGAAACGAAGAACCCATGGTCGTTTGGATCACCGGATGATTTAAAACTGTCCCTGGTCAGTGCCATATATTTTTCCTGTCTGGTGTATAAATACTCTTAGTCTTAGTATATATTTATGTCTTATTCTGGTAAATACAAACCTAAAGTTCCTGAAAAGTATCTCGGAAATCCCGATGATGTTGTATTTCGCTCATTATGGGAGTTGAAATTCATGAAGTATTGTGACGCTCAACCGAGTATCCTTAAATGGTCGTCAGAAACAGTCGTTGTGCCATATATTTCTCCGGTTGATAGCAGACGACATAGGTACTTCGTGGATTTTTTCATCCGAGTAAAGCAGCGAGATGGGACTATAAAAGACAGTCTGATCGAGATAAAACCCTTCTGCCAAACCAACTCACCGAAAATCAAGGATAATCCCACCAACAAGCAGAAACGGCGATACCTGAAAGAGAACAAAACATACATGGTGAATGCCGCAAAGTGGCACGCTGCTAATATTTATTGCAAAGAACATGGCTGGGATTTCAAAATTCTAACAGAAAAGAACCTTTTTCCAAAGAAACCGAATAAATAACTATATGGTATCAAAGACTCTAAAACAAGCCATAGAGGATTCCTCTAAGAAAACCACCAAATCAAGTGTGTTGGATGATCTACAGGATAAGTTCTCCACTACAAAGATTCAAGAGAGAACACACGCATCAAAGCAATGGTTCCAGAAACACACTCGAAAACTAAAAATAAGCGGCGGTGCTGGCATAATTAAGGAAAAGTTTTCGGGAAAGAATACCACGGTGATCACTCGCTTGTCTAAATCTGATATTAAGACAATAGGACATATGGTTATGTTCTTATATGATCCAAAGAATAAAAAAACACTTCCGTACTATGACAGATTCCCACTGATAATACCAATACGACTAGACAACGATGGATTTCTGGGGGTGAATTTGCATTATCTATTTCCAATTCGGAGAGCCGTTCTACTAAACCGGCTGGAACCATTGATTGTGAATAAAAGAAAATTCTCAGAAAAAACACGTATAAGATTGACATACAGAGTCATTGAATCATTAGCTAAATATAAAGAGATGAAACCTGCAATAAAGAAATACCTATTCAACCATGTAAGGTCGAAGTATGTTAAAATACATGCTCTTGATTGGGAGCCTGCAATATTCTTGCCAATCGAACGATTCATGAAATCGCCCAAGAATCAGGTATGGGCTAACTCAAAAACACAGGCTGGAATATAAATGGCTAATTCATTCCCACCACGAAAAAACTCAAGAATCCAAAAGATGATTACCAATCTGAAGAAGGATATTGGGTTCGCAAAAACAAATCAATTCAAAGTGACTATTATGCCCCTCCCGATCACCTCTCTCAACAATATTCTCAACTCAAGAGGAAAGAAGTCTCTGGGAGCAGTAAACCTACAACATCTAATCTCAGAAGTGTTGGAAACTAATTCTGGAGAAGCCCAGGCCCAACTTGAGCTTCATTGTGTGTCGGCTGAATTTCCGGGGAGAACTCTCATGTCACAGGAAATACGTTCATCCGGACCAACTCGGAAAGTCCCATACAACGCCCTATACGGGGACATACAATTGACGTTTTTGTGTGGTGCTAATATGATGGAAAAGAAGCTATTCGAACGATGGCAGGCCCTTGTGGTTGATCAAAACAACCACAAAATAACATATCATGATGATTATGTGTCTGACATAATTATAGAGCAATTAGACGACCGTGCAATTAAAAAGACACGTTACGTATCAGCCCAAGAAACCTCGAAACCCGACAACCACACTACCACAACGGTTCCATATAGCTGTACTCTACACAATGCGTACCCTATCATAGTTTCTCCAATGA